ACCGACCAACTCGCCGTCCACGCGATCGTCCTCTGCGACGACGCGCAACACCGCCCCCCGCCCCCCGCAGGGAAGCGGCACGGAAGCGGCCCCCGCCCCCAAGGAGCCCACCGCCAGCGGCCGGGCCGCCCTGGACGGCTTCCGCAGGGACAGCGAGAGAAAACAGAATGCCTGACAAAACCGGGACATAGGACATGAACATAAGAGAAACAGGGTACGGGCCGGGCATCCCGGCGTTCCGCAACGACAAGGCACTGCGCACGCTGCCGGGCGGCTTTGTGCTGGACACGTCCAAATGGCCGGACGGCGCGGAGATCCCCGCCGGCACGGCCATCGCGGTCGACGAGTCCGAACGGACGGCGATCCCCGTCAAGACCGCCGAGCTGGCCAAGGCCGCCTCCGCCGCCGACCTCCAGCTGGCCCTGGAGAAGGGACATTGCATCGCCCCGGGCGACAAGCTGAACGGCAAGAGCGTGGCCTCCGTGGACACCTCCGGCCCGGTGGAGGACATCGCGGAGCTCGCCGCCCCGTTCGGGAAGGCGATGCCCAAGGGCGCGAAGATCGGCACCGGGGACGGCAACGCCCTGCTCCTGCGCGCCGTGCGCGTGGCAAGGGGAGATGCCCGGGCCGTGGACGCCGTCATCGGCGGAACCGTCTACGAGCGGCGCATCGGGCACATATCCGAGCAGACCCGCAAGAACCTGCCCAACGTGGCCTTCACCCAATCGAAATAGAACGGGACATCCCCCGAAACAGAAAAAGAAATGCAACAGCACAGATCCAAACTGACCAAGTTCCTGGCGAGCGAGGGGGTGTCCCCCGACATGGTGCTCTCGGCCGCCGAGGCGCGGTTCGCGCCCCTGTTCTACCCGCGGCACTTCCGCACGGCCGGGGCCCGGCCATCCCTGCGCTACGAGACGGTGCTCTCCGGGGAGTCCCTGGCCGCGCTCGCCGCCGTCATATCGCCCGAGTCCGAGTACCCGCTGCACGGCCGCCGGGGCATGCGCAAGCTCGCCGGCGAGGTGCCGGCCATCGCCGTCCGGCGGCAGGCGAACGCCAACGACCTGCGCGAGATGCAGGTCGTCATGGCCTCCAACGCCCTGGGCCTGCGGGACCGCCTCCGGCAGGTCATCGAGCAGCAGGCCGACGACATGCTCTACGTCCGCAACTCCGTCCTGCTCCGGCTGGACGCCATGTGCAAGCAGGCGGTGTCGACGGGCTCCGTGTCCGTCACAACGGCCAACAACCCGGACGGCATCGCGTTCGACGTGCCCCTGGTCCCGGCCGCCAACCGGCTCAAGGCGAACGCCGACTGGAGGAACGAAAGCACGGACATCGTCAAGGACCTCGAAACCGTCCGCCAAAAGGCCCTGGGCACCGGCGCGCCGATAGCCAAGGTGCTCCTGGGCGAGGCGCTGTGGTACGGCATCATCAACAACAAGTCGCTCCAGTCCCTGCTCAAGGGCTGGTTCAACCCCGGCGCCAACGCCCGGTACGCCGTGACGCTGGAGGCCGCCAACGCCGCCCTCTCCGCCAACCGGCTCCCCGTCATCGAGGTCGTCCCCGACATGGCGCACGTCCAGACGGACGGCGGCCGCCTGCCCGCCCATTCATGGGCGCAGGACAACGCCGCCTTCGTGCCGGCCGGCGACCTCGGCGTCATCCACAACGCCCTGGCCAACGAGCAGATGTACCCCGTGCAGGGCGTTGACTATGTCGTGTCGGACGGCGTGCTGATATCCCGCTGGCGCGAGCAGAGGCCGCTGGCCGAGGTCACCGAGGGCGTGTGGTGCGCCTTCCCCGGGCTGGAGCAGGCCGCCAACATCTTCGTCATGGACACAAAGGGCTAACGCGGGCGCAGGGATGATGACCGTCAGGGACGCGCTCCTTTGGCAGATCGGGGGCGACCCCGGGACGGGCGAGGCCGGCCCTGCCCTGCTCCACGCCGGGCTGGACGGCGATGCGCCCTACGCGCCCGCGATGCGGGCCGCCGTGGAACGGGCCGCCATCGAGCCGCTGTTCCGCAGGCTCGCCGTGGCATCGGAGACCGAGGGCGGGCTGTCCATCTCCCGCTCCGCCGCCGGGATGCGATCCCGCCTGCTGTGGCTCGCCCGCCGGCACGGCCGGCGCGACATCGTCCGCGAGCTGGAGGGCGCGGCGCGGCTGTCCGACGTCAGCCGGAAAAGGTAGAAAAAAACCGGGCGCGCAAAAAAACGATGGAACTGCTGAAGATTGGAAAGCACGGGCCTGCCGAGGGGCAGGGCATACCGATGAAAACACGGCACTGAGATGGCGGCGGGAGCGTACATACTGAACGGGGCGGACCTGCGGGAGGCGTACGGCCTCATCGTGGAGGGCGGCTCGGGCTCGTTCCTGGCCCTGCCGGCCCGCAAGGAGCCCCTCTCGCACGACTTCCGCGACCGCGACGGGCTGGACGTGGACCTCTGGCAGCCCCGGTTCCGGGCCCGGGAGTTCACGCTGTCCTGCGCCCTCTGCGCCCCCGGCAGGGACGCGTTCTGGGCCCGCTACAACGCCCTGTTCACCGAGCTGGCCGGGAGCGGGGCGCACGAGCTGGAGATCGCCGACCTCGCCAGGAAGTTCAGGGTCTACTACAAGGAGCAGCGCAACGTCAGGAAGCTGACCCCGCTGGACGGCGCGGCGGGCGGCGCATGGCTCAGGTTCGACCTCGTGCTGGCCGAGGCCAGCTGGGAGGACAACATGGACAGGGTCTACCTCGTCGACCACGAGGGGCGGCACCTGACAACTTGACGGCCGGGCGGCCAACGGGAACAGATATGATAGCGATAAAAAGGGACGGGGCCACGGTGGCCGTTGTCGAACCGGACGAGAGCTCCGCCCAGCTGCGGGAGGCCTCCGGCATGGACGCCCTGCGCCTCTCCTTCGAGCTGCCCCATTACCGCGACCTCCTGCCCGGCGACACCGCCGAGTTCCGGGGCGAGGTGTACCACGTCACCGTCCCCCCGACCGTCCGCAAGGAGCAGGGCCGGCACTACTCGTACCGGATCGACATGGAGGGCGGACAGCACTGGCTCGGCCGCGCCCGCTACAGGCAGGCCAATCCCCAGGGCCTCTACCACGCCAACCCGTTCCACCTCAACGGCACGGCCGCCGACATGATGGCCCTGCTGATCGCCAACATGCGGCGCGCGTTCCCCGAGGGCGGGTGGGAGCTCGGGCAGGTCGCCGGGACCGGGCTGAAGAACCTCCATTTCGACGGGGCCAGCTGCCTCTCCGCCATCAACGACATCGCCGCCGCCCACGGGACCGAGTGGCACGTGGAGGGCCGCACCGTCCACCTCTACCCCCGCCAAAGGGCAACGGGGCTCGTCCTGCGGCAGGGCCGCGGGCAGGGGCTGACGGCCATCGAGGCCGGCCCGGCGGACGGCGCCAACCCCGTCACCCGCCTGTACGCATACGGCGGCGCGAGGAACCTGCCGCGCAACTACCGCAACGGGCGGCAGAGGCTCGCCATCGGCGCGGTCCCGTACATCCAGAGCGGGGAGGCCGCCGCGCAGGGCGTGTGGGAGGACGACTGGACGGACGAATCGATATACCCAACGGACCCGGGGACGGTCACCGCCGCCGACCCGGCCGACCCGCTGAAGTTCGCGGACGCCGCCCTCCCGTTCGACCTCAACGCCCGGCTCGCCCCCGGCCTGTCGCCCAAGGTGTCCTTCCGGACGGGCCAGCTGGCGGGCTACGAGCTGGAGGTGGCGTCGTTCGACAGCGCGACCAAGACGTTCAGGCTCAAAAAGCACGCCGGGGAGACGTCCCTTGACATCCCCTCCGAGCTGTTCCGCCCGGCCATGGGGGACGAGTACTCCCTGCACGACGTCCGCATGCCGCCGGAGTTCGTGGAGCTGGCCGAGCAGAGGCTGGAGCAGGCCGCCCATGGGCACATGGACGAGCGCGGCGCGGGCGGCATGGCCTACCGCATAACGTGCAGCCCCCTGTGGTTCCGCGAGAAGGCCATAACCCTCCGCATCGGCGATTCGGTCCGCCTGATGGACGATGAAATGGGAATCGACGTCTCCAAGCGGGTCGTGAAGCTGACCAGGAACGTCCGCGACCCCTACGCCGTCACCGCAGAGCTCGCCGACCGCCCGAAAAAGAACCCCCTGCTGGAGCTTTTGGGCAGGGGCCGGGGATCGGGGGCCAAAAGCTAAGGATCGGGAACGGACGGGGGCATTGCCGACCGTCCGATGCCAATTGTCAACCAAGGAAATGGCCAGTGAACACGTAACCGTAAAACTGCCCCAGCTGCCGGCATGGCCGGGCGGCGAGGAGGTCAGGCCGGACGACATGCTGTACGTGTGGGACAGCGAGAAGGGGCGGCTGTGCCACGCCCCCGTGGCCGCCCTCCCGTTCGGGAGCGGGACGGGGACGGGCGGCGGCGGGGCCTCCACCGTGCTGGCATCGCCATTCATGGTGGGGCGCGGCGACCCCCGGGTCTCCGTCCAGGACGGAACGACCACCGTCTCCGATGCCCGCCTGCTCGGAAAGGCGGACTACCCCGTCACCAGCACCCAGCTGAACAACGCCGCCTTCCGCCCGGGCGAAATAACCTACGACCCGCAGGCCGGCACGGCCTCCCTCCCCGGCTTCGACCTGCTGGGGGGCGAGTACCTCGTGCTGTACCCGGCGGGAACGCAGCAGGCCGGCGGCGCACTGCAGCCGCTGTGGGACAGGATCGCCGCCCTGGAGGCCATGCTCGCCCCCTTCGCCCCCTCCGCCACCGGGCCGGCCGCCGGCCGCGTGTGGTGGACCGGCCCGCCCGAGTCCGTCCCCGCCGGATGGGCGGAGGACACGGACATGCGCAACCTCTACCCCCTCCACCGGTCATCCGCCGGCGACGCCAAGTCCATCGGCGACATGGTGGGCAACAGCGGCCACCGCACGCGGCTCAAGAGCGATCAGCAGGGCTCGGTGAACTTCCGCGTCATGCGGGCCAACCGGAAGGGCAACGGCCCGGTCTGCCTGCAGGGCGTGGCCTTCGCCCCCGGCGGCACCAACGACTGGACCGAGTCCTACGCCTGGGAGCCCGGGGGAGACCAGCAATGGGGGCCCACGCGGTCGTTCAGGCCGGGGGACGGGCTGGCCACCATCGACCTCCGCCCCAGGTCCCGCGTGGGCATGTGGATCAAGTACGTGGGGGCCTAGGGCGGCGGGGGCATCCACATCAAACCAAAAGGAAATGGCGCTCAAAACGTACAGAAGAACACAGGGGCCGGGCACCATCGCCCGCGATGCCAACCTCGAGGTGGAGGGCGTCCTCTACCCGCCGCACTTCGACGGGCCGGGCGAAATGGACATCGGCGGCGGCGACCCCGCCCGCCCCGGCGCGATAGCGACCGTGCCCCTGCCCCCGTCCCCCG